AGAGCCAGCCATCGAGCCGGAGCCGGTTGCCGTCGTAGATGCAGAGCCGGAGCCGGTTGCCGTCGTAGATGCAGAGCCGGAGCCGGTTGCCGTTCCCGCTGTAGTTGTGCCGGTTGTGGAGTCGATTAGTGACGTGTCGATCGAGAGGGCGATTCGATCTGGACTGTCCTATGCGGAAGCGAAGTCGTTTCCGAGCGAATCGGCTTTGGTGAAATTTACAGAGAGAATGGAAGCGGTGCCTGCTAAGAGTTTCGACAAGGCTCCCGCTGTTATTGTAGATGATCCGCTGGCCTCCATTAAGAAACTAGACCCCGATGTTTATGAACCCGAGGTCATTGAAATGTACGAGAATTTGGTGGCGATCATCCGTAAACAGGATGACGCAATCAAAGCTGTGCGATCCAGCCAAGAACAAGCCGCTCGCACGACACAAGAATCCGTTGCGAGCGATGTAGAACGATGGTTTGATGAAAGAGTCTCTAAGTTGGGAGACGATTTCACTGAGTCCCTTGGTACAGGAGCGTATCGCTCGCTGAAACCGGGAAGTGCGCAACTCGAAAAACGGGATGCGCTGGCCAACAAGGTTGCTGTCCTGAACGCTGGCTACAAGGCCGCTGGCATTCAGCCTCCGCCTCGCGACGAATTGTTCGACGAGGCTGCTCAACTTGTGTTGAAGGGTGATTACCAAAAGGCCAACGAGAAACGTTTGACCAGCGAACTAGCCAAGCGGTCCACGCAGCACATTAATCGTGCAAGTGGAGCCAAGGGTAATGTAACATCCTCTTCGCCGATCGATGAAGTCGCAGCACTTCTTGACGCGAAGTATTTTAAGAAATAGGACTGAGCTATGAGTGGAATTCAATTTGCGGACATTGATGATGCTGTCCTTTTGACGATGGAAAATTACATCAAGAAGGGCGCATTTCTTGATTTACAGACCGACATCACGGACCACGTAGCCGTGCGTGAAATCTGGAAGAATCGCCAGAAGAAATTCGACGGCGGCAACGACTGGACATTCCAGGCACAGATTGCGACCAATGGTAGCACTCGCGCTGTCGGCCTATTCGAGACTGACGGCACTGCTCTTTCGGACACGATGATCGAAGGTTCGATGTCGCCGCGCCACATCAACGCATGCTACATCTACGACCAACGCGAAAAGGCGTTCCAGCAAGGCGGCAAAGCGATTGCAGATTTGGTGCAGACTCGCTACACGGCCATGATGGTTGACTTCTATGACTATCTTGAGGCTGTTTTGTGGGGTTGCCCGGCCGCGTCCGACACGAAGACTCCTCACGGTGTTTCGTACTGGGTGACAAAGGGTACTGCCGGTCAAGAAGGTTTCTACGGCATGGACCCGACTGGATACACGTCTGTAGGTCGCGGGCATATTCTTTCTTCGGCTCAAGCTCGGTGGCGCAGCTGGTTCGCTGACTACGCCGAAGTGACCGACACCGACTTGATCGCCAAGATCGACACGGCCATGATGTCCACGCAGTTCCGTTCGCCGGTTGACCATGCGCAACCCGACTTGGCTTCCGCGAAGACTGGCATTTATGCCAATCAGGGTACTGCCAAGCAACTGAAGGCGTTGCTTCGCACTCAGAACATGAACCTTGGTAACGATCTGATCGGTGTTCTTCCTCTTATTAAGGGTGTGGCCCCGACGTATGTGCCCAAGTTGGACGCCGACACGTCGGACCCGGTTTACATCCTCGACTGGAAGTGGATGGCTGTTGGCGTGTTGGCCGGTTGGGAAAACAACCTGTCGGCTCCGTACATGGTGCCGAACAAGTCGAAAGTTCGCCGAGTTGACTTGGATTGTACCCTGGAGTTGGTTTGCACGAACTTGCGCAAGCAAATGTGTTTCGCCAAGGTGTAGTTTTTGAGAGCGTGTTCTTTCTTCTGACAACTAACGAAAGGGTATAAAATGTCGAGTCAAGCAATTAACGGGCCGGACAAACTGGCCAACAGTAATTTCGAAACGGTGTGGTTTGAGGGTAACGGTTCTAGCGATGTCTCGGTTTACGAGGGCCAGGGCGTTTGTTACAACTGGGATTATGGCACTGCCGCCGACGCTGACGCTCGCCGGTACAACCATGTTGAGTTGCCGACCATCTTGAACGCTCCGCATTTCGCTGGCGTTCTCGCTGAGCCGCAAACGATTCCGGCCACTGGCAAATTCGTTCGAATTTACCTCCCCGGCAGCGTGTGCCAAGTGTTGGCCATGAAGTCGCTGACGATCGGTGTCGGCCGCGTGACGTGCCAAGCTGGTGGAACCTACGCCGGTTACTTCACGGCCGAAGGTTTCGAAGGCAAGGGTTCTGCTGTTCCTCTTCAGACTCTCGACACCAGCGCTACGGCCGCGTTGACTCTGGTGAAGCTGGAAGAAGGCGCGCAGTCTGGCCTCGTCGAAGTCCTCACGGCAACGGCCGGTGGTGCGACAGTTTGTATGGTTGGTGGCATTACGCACTTCGCCACAGCTACGGTTGCCTCCGACGCCACTTTCACGGTGGCTGATGGAACGAAGCTGGGAGTTAAGAAGGGATTCGTTATCGATGGAACCCAGACTACCAGTAATATCGTCATCACGATCAACGGTATTCGTGTTGACGGTTCTACCGCTCTCGTGTCGTGGACTTCTGCAACTGCTGGCCATTCGTGCATCCTGCAATGGATGGGCGACTGGTATCAGATCGGTACCGCTGGTGGTACGCCCGCGTAGTTTGTAATTCGCGCAATAGCCCGACCGGACGACGGTTTCTCTTCACGTCTTGATCCGGTCGGGCTTGCGTCATTGGAGGCGCGAATAATGAGTGAATCTTCGCTTAGTATTGGTTGGACAGAGTTGAAATCTGAAGTCGGCTGGTACCTTGGCATGGGGCGCGGGGTCGATAAAGCCTGGACAGCTTCGCAACTGTCTGAGATTTCATTGATTGTTCAATCTGGCATTCGTCGCGTCTATTACCCGCCTGCCGTTTCGACGGATACTTTAGGATTCGAATGGTCGTGGCTTAGGCCGACGGCAACGATTGCTATTTCTGTCGATGGTGGATACGATTACGACCTTCCGGACGACTTTGGGCGACTGATCGGCGAGTTGCAATATCCTGCCGCCGAATATCGAAATCCAATCCCGTTAATTTCAGTTGGAAAACTGCTGTCGCTTCGCGCCGAGACAGACTTGACAGGCGCTCCGAAGTACGCCGCGACTCGATATAAGACTTCAACCGGAGCGGCCGGGCAGAAGCAAGAAATATTGTTCTGGCCGACACCTGATGAATCGTGGTCATTGCTCTACGAGTATGAGGCATACAGTGGCGCACTGTCCACTACATATCCATATCCACTTGGCGGAATGCAGCTTGCGGAATTGTATACTGAGTCATGTCTGGCTGTTGCGGAAAGTCGAATCACGGACGAAATCGGACAACATGCTCAACAGTATACTGCGTTACTGGTTGACGCTATCGCGCGGGATCGCAAGCGCGGTGCGCAGACTTACGGACAAATGGGACAGCCGCGTGGAGAGGACATTGAGTTCCATCGCGGATACCATGGATCGACTTACGACATTACCTACAAAGGTAATTCGATTTAGTGTGTTGTTGTGTGACTATGCGCAGTTTCGCGCGAACCCGACTGTAGGAAGTACGGTCACATTTTAGGAGTGTTGTTATGTTGAAACGAATTGCTAAGTTGCTTCGAATTTCCCCGCCTGAGCCTACCGTTACAGGATTGCTATTGTCTCATGGAGATACCGTTCCAACTGATGCGACCGCTGGCTACGAGCACGGTTGCGTTTTTTCGCATACCGATGGCACTACGACCGATGCGCTGTATATCAACGAAGGCACTGTGTCAAGCTGTGACTTCAATGCGGTCGAGACTCCTGGAACTGCGTACTTTGACGGCGTAACTCCTGGAACAGCCGCCGCCAGTAAGGCTGTCGTGTTGAATTCCGCATCGCACATCGATGCAGTTAAGACTACCGCGCTTTCGATCGGTGCTTCTGGATCGGCCACGTTGGTCGAAGCGACAGCGGCCGAACTGAACAAGTTGCATGATGTGACTGCCGGTGCCGTTACGGCTAGTAAGGCTCTGGTTGTAGATTCGGGCAAGGGCCTCGATCGTCTGTTTGTTGACACTGCACCTGAATCGATTACTGTTCCGGCGTTGAGTGTCGGAACTTACAGCGTTCCGGTAGTGGATGCGACACTGGCGAACAATGTTGCGTTTGAGGCTGTAATGTCTACGGCCACAAGCAAGACGAGTGCCGGAGACACTTCGGCTGCTGCATTCGTGAAGATGGCCAATACGGCTGCTACCACGAATACGCAAATCCTCGGACTGTGTTCGTCGGTTGCTGTTGGATTTAACTGCTTCGACGCATATGCCGTCCAGGGGCACATTACAGTTGGCGCTGGTGGAATCTCCACGCAGAATGCCAACGCGCATATTGCTGGCCTGTCCGGGAAGGCAAATCTCTCAGGTGCTGTTGGCCAGGGTTGGGTTACTGGCGTTTTGGCAATTATGGAAGGGCCCGGCGCTGTGACTGGTCTTTGTCATGTGATTGCCGCTCAGGTTGAAGCGACTTGCACTGACAGCGTTGTGGATGCGATCTTGTACCTTGGTGCAGACGCTCTGGCTGTTAACGCAATCGAAGTAGCTGACGTTGCGCACGTTACCAACCTTCTGAAACTGAATGCCGCTTCGGGTTGCATTCTCGCCAATCAGCTGGTGCCAGCTTCGACTCCGGACGCTGCCGGAGTTGGAGCAGACAAGGCTCTGCGAATTGTGCTTGACGGAACTGCGTATTACATTCCGTTGTACGATACGCTTCATGCGTAGTCTTAACTGAAACCGGCGTCGGGGATTTGCGTTATCAAGATGACGCGATCCCCGGCGCATTGGTGTCTTCTATAGAAAGGTTATCATGGCTAAAGGCAAGTACACTGCTACTAGTGCAAGCACTCTCTTGCTTGCTGCTGACGAATATCGTGACGAAATCACTATTCAGCATACCAATGCAACTCAGGTTGCTCTTGGCTTTGGGGAAGCCGCCGTAGCGGAAGAGGGTATTCAGCTTTTTGCGGCTGGCGATTCAGTACACGTCACAGGGCCGAAGGCTCGCGGAGCCATCTATGTCATTGGTAACGGAGGAACTGGAACGTATCAAACAGGACCAGTTATTGTTTCTTGTAAGTAGGATGGTGCCAATATGAAGAGTAAGCAACTTGAATTAGCGTTTCCGCTGGCAGGGCTAAATCGTAAAGCTGCTTACAGACAGCAGGCTCCATACTCAAGTACCAGCTTGATGAACGTTAGACCGATTGACACAATCTGCCGCAGGGAGCGTGGCGGAAGTCGGCCTGGCTTGATGCAGTCGCACGTCGATGGCATTGGATCCGACGTTCGAATGCTCACTCAGATGGTCATCGCACTCGGCGACAATTTCACGAGTTATTCTGATACGTTCGGCGGATTGTCTATGGCAGCTGCCTGGACTGCCGCCCCATGGACGGCAGTTCCGCATCTTCCGGAAATTCTCACATCGATTCCTGCCGCCTCGATCGACACGACAACTGCTGAAGGTGAAGCAGTCCTGAGCGCGCTGACTATTGATACAGCGCAGGCTTACACTGTGGAAATGCTCGTCGTTCCATGGGCTGGTGCATTCCACGGATCGTACCGCCTATACTTCAGACTCGACAACACGACACCAGCGATCGGAACGGCCGGGAACATGGTCGAACTTACCATGACCGGAACAACTGGAGTGTATTCGATTACGCTGTCTAATTCGAATACCGTAGTTCATACTTCCACGGGAACGCTAAGCTCCATACGCCCAGGTTGGTTGTCGGCAACCGTTACTGGAAATAACGTAGTTATTTACTGGTGCGGCACTGAAGTAATCGCATCGCATGCAATAACTGCATCAACTGGAACGAGGACTGGATTTGGGCTGAAATGCACTGTTGATGGCGGCCTGTGCTTAGCCAATGCGTTTCGCGTTCAATACTACTCAACTGGAGAGGTGAATCTGATTCGGTCTATGCTGGTAGCTTCTGCTGGAGGTAATCTGTATCGCGAAACTAATTACGGACGGCTTAATCAGATAACCACATCGCTTACACTCAACGATGGAGTTTACATTTCATCATGCCAAGATGGTCTTGATTTGTACATTGCAGACTACGGTGACGTTGCTGCCAGTGGAACTGACGGAACCGTGTCTGGAGTTACATTCGACGATTCAGCCGCAACAGACTGGGTGGCGGCAGGCGTAAGCGCAGATGATATGGTTGTGATTGTTTCTGCTGTCCAAGGGACAGCAGTTGCGGGAACGTATAAAATCAAGACCGTGACAGCGGGGACTATCACGCTAACGGAGACGGCCGGAACTGGAGCTTGTTCTTACAGGATAGAACGGGCTCCAAAGAAATATGATCCGATAGCTGGAACTTTATCGATTATTTCTGCGTCGGCTTCGAAGGGGCAGGTTCCTACGGGGTGTCCGCTTATATGCCGGTATCTCGATCGAATAGTAATAGCCGGTGCTGAAGTTGCTCCAAACGTATGGTATATGGCACGAAAGGGAGATCCGCTGGACTGGGACTACAGTCAGGAAGACGAAGAGGCTGCTGTTGCCGGATCAGCAAGCCCTGCCGGTGTTCCTGGCGACCCCATTACTGCGTTGGCTCCGCATAGCGATGATTATCTCATTATGGGTTGCCGCAACTCCCTGTGGCGTCTCAGGGGCGATCCAGCGAGCGGCGGAACACTTGATTCGCTGAGTCGCTCGATCGGGATCATCGGTCCCAAGGCGTGGTGTATCGTTCCTAGCGGAGAAATGGTTTTCCTGTCACTAGACGGCCTGTACGGATTAGAGGCCGGAGGTGATGAATTTCCCGTGTCGTTGTCGCGAGACACATTGCCGCGCGAATTACAAAATCTCAATCCAGACATGCTTACGATATCGTTAGAGTACGACTTGCAGGCTCAAGGAATTCACATCTTTTTGACTCCTGTTTCATCAAATGCCTGCATTCATTGGTTTATGGACTGGAATCGAAAGTCGTTTTGGCCAGTGTCACTAACTGGCGCTCACGAACCGACTGCGACTTGCGCACTACAAGCCACGGCGATCGAGGAGTCTGGAGTCATATTAGGCGGACGTGATGGCGCATTGCGCAGATTCAACGACCTAGCAGAGGATGATTGCGGAACGTCGTTTTCTTCGTATGCCGTATTTGGTCCTGTAGCGCTAAACGAAGATTCGAGTATCGGTAAACTGCTTTATGTCGATGCGGTCATGGCTGAAGACAGCGGGCCTGTGGCGTGGGAATGCAGTGGATCGCTCACGTTCGAGGGGGCATCCAGCGCGACAGTATCTTATTCCGGCTCCCTGGTTGCGGGATTGAACGCTTCGATGTATACTGATTGCAGGGGCCAAGCGTTTACTATGAAGGTCTCAGGCACGGCCGGAAGGCGATGGGCCTGGGAGCAAGCTACTGCTACGATTTTGTCTGGTGGCAAGAGGAGAATCGCATAATGAGTGATGTGCCTGATTATGGAAATACTGGAGGCACAGGCGATAGGCAGGCCATAATCACAGTATCGACTGATCTGACGTATATAAATCAACTCGTTTATCTAGTCGATGGATCATTCGGAAATAGCTTTTACTTCAAAAATCAATCTTGCGTTGACAAATTCCTGAAGTTTGATTTTGGCGTTGGCGCAGTTAAGATTATCACTGAAGCTAAGTGGTATCAGAGCGGCGGTACACAAAGCGGTACATGGAAATGGCAGGGATCGAATGACGATGCGAATTGGTCTGACATTGGTGGAGCATTTTATCTCAGCGCGTTCCAGGCAATACAAACACAAACATCGCTTGCTGGCAATGCGCTCGGATATCGGTACTATCGGCTACTTGGTGTGAGTGGAACCGCATCGGCTGCTCCATATGTTCAGGAAATCGAATTTAAGATCGCTGACGCATCGGCGAGCGCAATTACACTGCCACTTTTTTTAATCGCACTATAGGTGACTGCATGGCAAACATCGTATACCAATCTGGTCTTGTTGATCTTTTGACGACTGCAAAGACATGGGGCGCAGGTGTATGGAAGGCAGCTCTTGAACGTAGTACATCGACGTATGCGTCCAGCAAGGACGATGACTCATTGCTGGATAAGGCTGGGCTTGTTTTAATTACCGTTGCGGCGTATGTGACGCAGACAATCGCCTCTCCTACGGTAGCGGCTGATAACTCGAACGATCGCGTAGTCATTAGCTGCGCAACGATTTCATTCGGAAATCTTGAGGCAGGGCAAACTGTCAAGTCTATTCTGATCTACCGAGACGATGGTGGCAATGGGGTTCCGTTGCTTCGCATCGACACGGATTCGGGGGCGTTGCTTCCGAGAGCACTTGGCGGCGGCGCTTTTACTGTCACATTGAACGCAGTCGGCCTAATGACAATCGCTCAATCGTAATATGCTGTATAGTCCAATTATTGTCGATGGTTCAATTCCAAAGCTCGACTTAATGACATCCGTGCTTGGTGTATTTGAGCCAGAAGCCGACGTTATTGACATGATAACACTTGGCGTTATGTCGGTTGGTGTTGGACTATTGGCACCAAACGCTCAGCTTGGAACTTCAGCCACGCTTAGTTTGATAACTTCTTCGCTGACTCTATGTGGTCCAACAATAACATCTGCATACGAGTCATACGACGATAGCGTTACCGGAGTTGCGATCAAAAAAAGGCGCTTGCCTAATCCGTATAGCCCCGAGGAAGTTCGTAAGGCGTTTAAGGCGTCTCTTGTGGCAGAGAGTACAAACTTGGCGGTTGTGAATACGCTGAATACTAAGTTAAGTTTAGTTCAGTCTGATCTTGATGCACTGGTAAGTAAGTTCGATACATTCAGCGCTGCTGTCGGAAATGTCTACACAACAGAGACAGACGACACGGTAATAAAGGGGAACCTGGTCTATGTAAAATCAACTGGCCATGTAGGATTGGCGAATGCAAGTTCAATAACCTCGATTAAATCGATGGGGTTTTCTGCCGAAGCGAAAGGCCCGACGTTCGCAGTTTCATACGTCACAGACGGCCGAATCGAGCTTGCAGACTGGACGGCAGTGCTCGGGTCGGCAACGTTGACGCCTGGAGTAAGGTACTACGCGAGTGATGCGACTCCAGGTATGATAACAGCAACAGCACCGTCTGCTGGCGGGTCTTACATCGTGTGCGTTGGTGAGGCACAAACGACACTCATTCTTGATATAGAAATTTCCACAAGCATAAGGATTTAGAAAATGGCTTTACGTAAACCGTTGGTAATTGTTGGCGGTCAAATCGAACAGCTTCAGTCTGGCGACACCTTGAGCGGACCATTCGCTGAGATTGAAGGCCTTACGCAGACGAGTGCCGAAGCTGGTGGTATTGTAATTGGCACGCCAGTATACAGTAGCGCAGCAAACACCGTTAAGAAGGCCCAGGCGAATGCTGCCGGAACTGCCAAGGTTCTTGGATTCGTTACTGCATCGATTGTAACTACAGGCGCTGGAACTGTCCAGACTTCCGGAGTTATCGCGGCGACTACGGGTGAGTGGGATACTGTAGCAGGAACGACTGGCGGGCTAACATTCAATACGGTGTATTATCTCAGTAAGGACACTGTTGGAACGATTACATCGACTGCCCCATCAGCAGTTGGAGAGCTTGTAGTTGAGGTCGGTATAGCTATCAGTACGACGGAGCTTGTCATCAACATTAAGCGTCCTATTCTTCTCTAGGAGTTCTCATGGCAGTCAGGAAGCCTATCGTTGTTGCGTCGGGATCGCTCCAGCAGATTCAGTCTGGTGATACGATTTCTCCGGGGAATTTGACGGCCACTCGCGTGGTGTATGTCGGTGCGTCTGGTGAATTGGTTGATGGTGCTGACTTGGCGTTTGATGGGACTACTTTGAGTGCTTCTGCCATAACTTTACCAACGACTACATCTGTATTAGTTGGAGTGCTAAAGGTTGGCAAGTTAAGGATACACTCGTATGCAGCCGGTGCGTCTCCTACTAATAATTTTATTGGCTCCTCCTCTGGCAATTTTACGTCCACTGGACTATATAACAATTGTCTTGGATACAATACTGGAAATGCAATAACATCAGGAGAAGGAAATCTACTGCTTGGTAACGCAAGCGGGCAACTAATGACGTCTGGGTCGTGGAACGTTGCGTTAAACAGCCTTACTGCCCTTGCTACTGGAAGCTTTAACTTGGGGATTGGACTAAATTCGCTTGCCAACCTAGTCGGTGGTTCAGCTAATACGTGCATTGGCGGAAACGCAATGCGGCTCACGACCGGATCATCTCGTTGTGTTGCCATCGGATACAACGCAGGGTACAATGAAACTGAATCAGATAAGCTATATATCGACAATACCAACAGGGGAAGCGAAGCGGCGGATAGGGCTCTTTCATTAGTATACGGAACGTTCGCATCCACGGCAGTAGCTCAGGACTTCGTTGTCAACGCGCAGCTTGGTTTAAATATCACTCCAACTGCATGGCTTACTCTACCGGCAGGTTCAGCAACAGCAGGCACCGCTCCGCTCAAATTCACTAGCGGGCCACTGACAACCGTGGCCGTTGCTGGTCAGATTGAATATCTGTCTGGTTCTTTCTTCATTCGCGGAATGGACATACTTGACGTTGCGTCAAAGGTTGCAACTCCAGAGATAAAGACAGATACGACTACGCCTACTGATTTGATAATTACGACTGGCGCTGCAAAGACGCTTACGCTTGCGACGCCCGTTTACGTTGACCTACTATTCCCGTTAGCCTTTGCTCGTGTTCCTGCTTCTGGTGTACCCACTTGGGATACATTTACAGCTAATACGAGCGAATATTCTTTTGATGTCGATGAATACGTTGATCTTCAGACTGGAGAAATGCCTCACGGATGGGTAGAAGGAACAGACGGAGACTTGCATGTTCACGTTACGTTGAAGACGGCTAATAACACAGGCAGCGACAGATTTGCGAAATTTTCGATGTGGGTTGCGTATGCAGATCAATCTGAAGTATGGGTTGAGCAAGCCGCATTAACAGCCGAGTTGACTATTCCTACTGGAAGCGCCGCGTTGAAGCACTTTTATCTTGATATTGGAAATGCTAGTTTGTCGGGGTATCAAATTGGCGCTAATATTAAGGTGCGACTCAAGAGAATTGCCGCAACCGGTGGAACCGAGTATGCTGACAGAATTTTTGTCAATCAAATTGGAATGCATATACAGGTAAATCGCATTGGAAGCAGAGCAGAAAAGAGTGTATAGGTGAAGTTATGAAACGAATTGACGAGTACACTATTGAAGTTCCAGTTGTGGTTTCGGCCACTGAGAAGCGCGTTATGTTTGATAGGGCGTATCTCGAAAGGCAGCGAAAGTCTATCCAGACAAGCCGCGACGAGTTCTGCGCGCTTCGCGACGCCGAGTTAAAGGAGGTGGATGGATACTTGGCAAAATGCGACGAACTAGGTATAATTGCAAGAGAAATTAACGAAGACAGAATGGCCGTGCAGGCTATGAATGAGGTCGTGTAATGTCTGGAGCATATACCGCGAAACCCGCTGCTATCGTTCCATTCTACGGCCCGCCTGGGTGGCTGTCTACTTGGCCGTTTACGCCATGGGGGCCGTTTCCTCCTGGGTATTCACCAGTGTATGCGATGTCGCTGACGGCAGACGCTTCTGTAATGGTAGGCTCAAATACCAGTGCGGTGTCTGTTGGCCTCAGCGACCAGGGGTATGAGACGGCAGTTCCTGCTGATTCGGCAGTCTTCTCGGCGACACTTGACGGAGAACCGATTACCCTCAGGCTCAGCACTGGCGTTGAATTGGGTTCCTCTGCCTCTTGTGGCTACACGGCAACCGAGGGCTTTTATGCGTCTACTCCGTCTTTGTATTTCAATATCACAGAAGCCGATGTCGGAAAGACGATTGTGCTGACGGCGTCTGGAAGTCCATTCGGATCGGAACTTTCTGAGACTGCTGAGATTGTAGTAGTTTCAGAAACCCCAGCTTTTGTCGTGGTTGACCCAGTTAGCGGACTACAGACAACGCGACTTGGTGGAACTGATACGTTTGCGGTTTCGTTATCGAGAGCGCCATCTAAGAATGTGTCTGTCGGAATCACTTCTGGAACTGTTTCTGAAATCACAGTCGATAAGGCTACTCTTACGTTCACTTCTGCCAATTGGGAAACTCCTCAAGTAGTTACGCTGACTGGCATCGATAGCGAAGTATGCACTAATGCGGCAGTGACGATTACTATTTCGAATTCGGTTAGCGATGACGCTGCATTTAACGGACTGGCGAGCGGTCCAGTATCAGCTACCAACAAGCCAGACACGAGTTGCTATCCATGTGAATTCGGATCGGAGCTTCCTTGGTATAAGATACTCACAATGGATGCAACACAAGATTATACTTGTCCTGGATTCCCAGAAGTATCAGATTGCATGACTCACCATCCAGGATACGTTGGTGGTCAGTTTATGGATTGGGCACCACTAATTAACGGCTTGCAAGTAGCAGAGGCTGGCTATTATGGGAGACATTGGAGAGCTTGCAGAAGAAACGTTGCGCTCGATACGATTTCATGTTCTACGCCATATTTCTATACAACGCCAGTCGGCATCATTGACTACGACGGAAAGATCGTTGCTGCCATTGATACGTCAGGGTATTACGGTCTTGGTGTTGAAGGTGCGGACGCTACTAATTGGAAGTTAGAAATTTGGGTCGGATGCACGAATTGCATGAATGGGAGCGGAGACTACGGACAACAGAAGTGCGAAGAGACTGGAGGCGGAGGTGAGCCAGCGTAGGTGCATCTATAACGTGGAGCTATTTAGAAAAAACGTATGTTTATTTCCAAATAGCCAAAAGAAAAATTCCGAAATAGTTCCTTACGATTGCGCTACATGTAACTTCATCTGCTACGATCCTAGCAGGCCAACTCCATTTTTTGTAGAAAGAAAGCCGAACATTCCAGGATGCGGAGACCGGCTGCACGATGCGATTGTGAAATGGCTCAGGATGGATACGAAGGCAAACTGTGGTTGCGCCGCCCATATCATGCAAATGAATTGCTGGGGAACTGACGGATGCGTCAAGAATATCGACACGATCGTAAAGTGGCTCTACGACGAAGCGCTTGCGCGCGAGTCGAAGATGGTGCGGCTTCCGTTCATTCGGCTTCTGATTAAGCGCTTCGTGCTTGCGTTTATCGGTTAAATCTGGTAGAATTAAACTGTCTCAAACATAGGAATTGAAATAATGGCTTCAGCTAATCCGTATTACACAAAAACGTCTGGCTATGGAATGTCTTTTGCAGACATGCCCGGCAGCAAGTCGGCTCAAGTACAAGCTGCCGAGTTGGCTGCTTCTGAAAGTGAAGCAACTAATGCTGAAAAAAAACGCGAATTCGATGTAACCCAGCAGAACTACCAAGATCAAGTCGCTGCGCAAAAGACCGCCGCATCGGCTGTTGGCACAGGATTGCAGTCCTTGGTTAACTCATATAATCTTGCGTTTGCTACTGCAAAAGCCGAGGGTGAATCCCGATATCAGCAAATGCTTAGTATCGCCGACCAGACCACTGGGCAGCAGGCAGCCGACATACGAACGACATACGCAAATAAACAGTCATCGGCTCTGCAAAATCTTGCGAAGCTTGGCATGAGCAACACAACTATCGGGTCAACTTTGGCACTAGGGAATGCACGATCTGAAGCTGCTGCACAAAATACGCTTGCAGACACGATGCAGCAGACGAAACTAGGCATCATCGCAAATAAAGCATCGGACGCTTCGTATGCTCCAGACAAAAGCGCAATTACATCGCTGATAAATTCCGCAACATCAAATACGGGGGCTTATGGCACTGGAGCGGCAGCAGAGGCACTTGCTGGACTAAATTCCTAAAGAAAGTGAAGACATGCCTGAATATACCAATGAAGAACTGAACGCGCAGGTTGATGCTGGCGACAAATTGGCTGCTGGCGGTCCAGATAGTGACTGGCGGCAAACTGGAGTCACTAATGTGGCTGGCGGAGGCATCGGCTCCAGTGCTACAGGAGAGTCTCCTCTTGAGACTTGGCGTAAATACCACAATACTATAGATGAACGCAGTATTGCTGAAATCGAGGCAGTGAAAGCGAAGGCTGCTTTCGACGCTGAGAATTTCGAGAAACGCTATACGCAGGAGCAGAAATTCAAAATCGCACAATTAGCCAAGGCAGATGAATTTATTGAAAATGATCCTTCAATTTCTCCAGGAGAGAAGCCGGAAATGCACAGGGTCATTGCGATGCAGCGCTTTGGTATTACTCCGTCACTGCTCCCGAAGTTGTCTTCGTACCCAAAGGGCCAGGGAATTGGCGATACGTGGGAGCACCAGATCACTGGCGACATAATGACGCGCAACGACAGAGGTACGGTTGAAGTTAGCACACCAGCGATAAATACAATTCAAGGTAAGACGGCTGTGCAGAAATTAAAGCTTGACGAGCACGCAATTGCCAGGAATGATGCACGAGAAGATCGCGAGGCAGCAAGGATCGAACGAGCGGAAGTACGGCGACTCGATGCAATGGATCGATATCGGCAGAAGCTTGCCGACAATCAATTTGCGGTTCCCACTGGCGAAAAGGACTCCAAGGGCCTGGACGTCCTGGGGCCCATGGATGA